CGCGCGGTGCGCGGGCATCGTTGGTTGCCGGCGATGTGATGAACGGCCACGAAATGAACCGTGCGACGGCTATGCTCGAAAATCTCGGTGCGCCACGTTACAACGGCGACGAGATGACCGACACCAAGATCGACGCCGATGCTGGCGGATCACGGGCATCGGACAGCCCGCGCAACATGCCTCACTACGTCGCGGTGATGCATCCATTTGTCGTGGGCGACTTTCGTGAGAATCAGGCAATTCAGTACGCTTGGTCTCATTCCGACATTAATAGGCTTTACAATTATGAGCTTGGTGAATGGAACGGCATCCGTGCGTGCCGTTCCAATCTGGTGCCGTTCTGGATCGGCAACGGTGCGGGGCCGGCTGTAACGCCAGTAGGCTCAGGCGGGACTTTCCCGTCTGGTACTTACAACGTTCAGGTCACCGGTTCGGATACACAGAACCAATATGAGAGCCAGCTTTGGAACGTTGTCACTGGTGCGGTGATAGCAGCAAACGGCTCTTTCACCATTACCACTCCAGCAACGGCAGGTTACACTTACAGCATCTACGTCGGCACTGGTAACCCACCGTCGAACTTGGGCCTTTCATCGGCAGGGCCGACCAGTGGACCGATGCAGGGACAGGCGACGCAGCTTCCGCCCAATACGTTGGTTACCGTCACTGGTCTTGGGGCGGTGCAGGTTCCTCCCGCAGCCCCGGCGGCGGGTGTCACGGTCTATCCGACTTACATTTTCGGCCGGGGAGCTTACGGGCAGGTGATGCTCGATGAAGTCAAGTTTACTTACCTGAAAGACCCCGACAAGTCCGATCCACTCAACCAGCTTCGTGTGGTTGGGTGGAAATGCTATTACGGAACGCTGATACAAAATCAGCAGTTCTTCATGAGGATCGAGAGCACGTCCGCCTTCAGCGGCACCTTCGGTTGATGGGAGGCTTCAATGGCGTTTCGTCTACGTTGGCAAGTCAACGTCGAGTGGATACCTCCCGGTGTCGGCCCGATGGCGGGTGCTGCGCAAGGTGTCGGCTTTGGTGCTCCCGGTGTCGGCATGGCTCCAACCGGTGTCGGTCCTTCGCTCGCTTTGTTCCAGGGCACGACGCCAGTCTCGGCAGGAACCGGCGGCCCGCCTCCGACCTCGTTCGGTGCGGGTACTTTCACCATCTCGGCGCAAACGGGTGATGCTGGTATCTTGACTGGCGCGGCGGCAACCGATCTTTATGCGCAGTTGACGAATGCCGCCAACGTCGCCCGTCTCACGGGGTTCATTACGGGACAGCCCTAATGGCTACTCGCACTCTAGGGACCAACGCGACAACATCGTTGACGGCGCTCGTTGTCGGCATCAACGATCAAACCCCGGCGGACCTTGGTACGTTCAACAACCTTGTTCGAGGTGATCCCCCTGGATACTTGGGGCCGACTGGTGGCTACGTGGCCTCGACCGGCCTTGTGGGCGGCGTGGGTTCTAACCGCCCTCGTGTTGCTCAGTGTTATGTCAAGAAAGGGGTGATCTACATCCCCAATCGTGGTGTGCTCCAGCTTCGTGACGGTGACTTCATCTGTGTGGATGCCACGACGGGCTGGCCGATCGTGCTGTCCGGCGATGCTGCCGCCAATGGGCCTTATACTCACACTTGAGAGGACAGATGGCGAGGCTTTCTAAAAAGATCGAACGGACGCTCAACGAGATTGATCGGCGAGCTGACATGGACGGCACGCTCACGATGGAAGATCGCGAGCGGATCAAAGCCAAGGCACGTGAGCACGTTCAGGAACGGATCGACAAGCAGCGCAGAGACCAGAAGGCCGCGCTCGAAGCCGAGTATCTTGAACGTGCCGTGCGTGACGAAGAAAAAGCGGCGGGCCTGCATGGTGCCTATATCGACGTTGAGATCAATGTGGCGGCGAGTGCTGCCTACATCATGCTCGACGGCACCATGTATATGCACGGGCTGACATACGAAGTCCCTGAGAATGTCGGCTATACTCTCGTGGACATCATGGGTCGCACCTGGGAACACGAGAACGAGACCAATGGCCGCCGCCGACGTGCCGATACGGGACTTCGTACGCAGTCTCGCTTCGTTTCCCGTGGCATGGAAAACGCCAGCATGGGCGAACCGGGGCAGATCAATTCACGTACTTTGCCGAGGATTTGATGGACACGAAAGTCGATAATGCTGTCATCGTTGATGGCAAGGAACTTGCCATTGGAGCGCACTTGCAAGTGCAGTTAGGGCAGACGCGTGGACTTGATCTCTCGGTAGCGATCCCACTTGGTTGGTCTACTGATGAGGTCAATAATACGCTCGACCGTCTGGTGAATGCCGCTAACCGGCTCAAGGCACGGCAAGACCTTGAAGCAACGAAATCGATTTTGCTCAATGCGGAACAAGACCTTTACAACAGTCGTACCAAACAGGCAGAACAAGAAAATCAATTCATGCTTGATTTTGCCAGTTCGAACAGGCGTGGCGATTGGAAACCGACCGGAGGGCAACAGAAAATAATCGATAATTTTAGTGCTTTCGAGAAACAGACCAGTGAGCGGATCGCAAAGCTGAAGAAAGACATTGTGGAGCTTGAGGAAAAGTGCCGCTAAATGCCGCCGCTATATGCACGCGCGCTGCACAGATCGCACGAGTTCCCGGTTTCACTCAGCAAGCCGGGGACAGTCTTAATGTTGTCCTTCAGGAGCTTTGCCAGGACTACGACTTCGCGGTAGCGAAAAAGACCTTCAGCTTCAATTTCAATCCGAGCCAGATCAACTATCTTGGACAAGCCTTCCAGAATTTCCCTGCCGATTATCTGCGTGGTATTAGGTACGAGTGTTTTTATGTTATTAGCGGTGTTCCTTATCCTGTCATCCCGGTAGATCAAGAAGAGTTCGATCTTCTGGTTCAACAGGCTGGGGTATCCAACTTCCCGGTATTCTACGCCACCTCCATGTCGTTGGTGGGGGATGCTAACAGCTTGTCACCGGGAGTGCCGGGGACGACGGGAGTACCGGTGGCACTCTTCTGGCAAGTGCCATCGGGCGCTTACCCGGTGACTATCCGCTATTACTCGCAGATGCCCGATATTGCCAACCCCTCAACCAGCAGTGTCGTTCCTTGGTTCCCAAACCAGAACTATCTCATTACTCGGGTTGCCGGCGAATTGATGAAAGATGCTGACGACGAGCGAGCTATCAGCTATTTGTCCGATGACGAGGAACAAGCTCCGCTCGGTGCAGGCACGATATTGAAGAAATATTTGAGGATGAAAGATGATCGCTCTACTAGAGTACAGACAGTTCAGTTAGATAGAAGAAGGTGGGGAAGGGCGTTTGATCGGTTGCGGAATACGAAGCAAATTGGTTGGTAGTAAAAGGAGCGTGGGTAATGCCACAACGTCGGGGACAACCGCTCAAGTGGTCGCCGAAAGGGTTGTCGGATACTCTCGACACGTCCGAGATTTTCGAAGGCGCAATGGCGCTTTTGCAAAATCTGGTACCTGATCCAACAACCGATAACGTGTGGCAGTGCCGGCCGGCAGCACTTCAATTAGCTGATTTTGGTGCTACTTCGATTTTAGTACGTGGGTCTACAAACTCGGGTTCTGGATATGTCAACGGCACTTATAACAATGTGCCTTTGTCTGGAGGTTCTGGTTCGGGAGCGCAAGCTAATTTTGTTGTTTCTCTTGGTTTTGTAAGTCAGGTAAATCTTATCAATGGTGGAAAAGGCTACAAACTAAGTGATGTTCTCGGCGTTAACAATACTTTCTTAGGTGGTACCGGTTCCGGTTTTTCCATGGCAATTTCGGCCCTAGGCTATGGAATAATAAACACGATAGGAACTTTAGTCGGTGGGGCAGGCTACACGAATGGTGCTTACACCAACGTCCCTCTTATACCTATTCTTGGTCCAGCTCCTATGGTTCCAGCGCTGGCCAACATTACTGTAGCTGGCGGTGCGGTAACCGTTTGCACGCTGGTTTCTGGTGGAATTGGGTATCTATCTGATAACGAGGCTTTGACGGCACCAACTTCTATTATTGGCGCGGGTACTGGTTTTTCCATCCAGGTTGCGACGCTTGTAGGAGCACAGACATTCGGGCAGATTTCAGTATTGCTTAATGTAGGAAATTACGTTTATGGCATGATCGCCGCGCCGATCGGCGTTTATGCCGGTCACGACATTCCTTTTGCTTATAATCTAGTAGCCAACTCTTTCACTTCAATATCCGGTATCACGGCGGCGAACACACCGACTTCATTGGGAGCGTGGACGCCACCGGCTACGCCGACTGCTTGGACACCTCCGTGCATGGCGCTCGTTGGTTCCAAGATCATCGTCACTCATCTCGGGTTCAGCATGGTCAGCGGCCCGGTAGGGCAGATCGATATTACCAATCCATCCGCACCCGCGTGGTCTACGTTCAACCTGACTGGTACCGCCGCGCAGCCATTTACCGTAGTGCCTTCATGGGTGCAGCAATTCAACGGGCGGGCTTATTACATTCACAATCTGACTGCTCAACCCGCCGTGTTCTTTTCCGACAGTCTTGCGCCATCGACGATGACTAATGCCAATCAGATTTTGACGTTCAATGATCAGATGCAGCTTACCGCCATGGGGCCGCTTCAGCTTAACAACCAGTTAGGAGGAATTGTTCAAAGCCTGATGGTGTTCAAGGGTGTGGCGAATATCTACCAGATAACGGGTGACTATGCGCTCAACTCTCTTGCCATCAATGCACTTAATGTGGCGACTGGCACGCTTGCGCCGAACTCGATCACGGCTACGCCCAAGGGGCTCGCCTTTATGGCTCCCGATGGTTACCGGGTCATTGATTTTCAGGCGACAGTGAGCGATCCGATAGGGCAGGAAGGTAGCGGCATTACCGTTCCGTTCATCAACGCAGTGGTACCGTCACGAGTATCGGCGTCGTGCAACGGCAGTGTGTTCAGGACCACCGTTCAGAATGGTATCAAGCCGGGAGCACCGATCGAAGAATACTGGTTCTACTTCGGTCGTAGCTGGAACGGGCCACAGTTGTTTCCTATCACTTCGGCGCAATTTACCGCTCCATCACTCGCGACTGAATATAATAACACTTTCATTGTGGCTTATGCTGGAATGCCTGGCTCGCTTTGGCAAAGTGATTACGTGCAAAGTCTGTTAAGCACATTTGTCGAAAATGGCTTCCAGATGCAATGGACGTGGCAGACGCCGCAGCTTCCATCAGCAGAGCAGATCGGCAACATTGCCATGACCGAAACGTCGATCATGCTGGCGTTTGGTGTCGGCACGACTGCCTTCGGTATCTCGGCTATCTCGCCTTCCGGTACGGGCATTACTGGTACCAGCCTCACTTCACAAGCTTCAGCTTCGTTATGGGGTTCATTTATTTGGGGCACCGGTATATGGGGATCGCAGGTTTTTGGTCTTTCTGACCGCCAAGTGCCTTGGCCCATTCCGATCGTATCTACGCGGTTTACGATCCAACTTAACGGCAATTCGGCACAGAACGTCAAGATCGGTGCCATGCGTTTACGTTATCAGCCACTTTCTCAGTACCTCACACCGGCGGCAGGAGTGCTATGAAACAATCTTGGTTGGCTTTTGCAGCGGGACTTCTTGGCGCAGTGGCTTTTTACAGCTTCACGCAACTTACACCGATTGTGAAAGCGAGTGTTCCTTGCTCAGTTCTGTTCACCTTTATCAATGGCCAGATAGCCGACGCTAATCAGGTCAATGCTAATAATAACAACTTTGTGCAATGCTTCACTCTCGCCGCTCTCGCTGGGATCAATTCCGATATTACGCAGTTGACCGGTCTCACGACACCTATTTCACCAAGTCAGGGAGGAACGCAGTATTTTTGGGGTGGCGCTTCAACCGGCAGCGCCAATGCGCAGGTAGTAACTATCGCCACGCCCTCGACTGGTTTTGCCTTGAGTACCGGTGTTCGGGTGTCCTTCACCCCCGGTTTTTCCAACACGGGTATCACTACGCTCAACGTTGCTGGAACGGGAGTGAAAAGCCTTGGTCGGCTGGTGCAAAGCGGTAGTGGCGCGGTCAGCACTGCTAATCTGGTCGGGGGAGAACTCGTTAATTCCAACACGATCGTTGACGTTGTGTACAATGGAACGTATTGGGTCATAGTCAATCAAGGCATCACTCTTGTCGGGATGATCCAGGATTTCGGTTTCTCCGGGTGTACTCCCGGTTGGGCGGAAGCCACCGGGCAGAATGTAAGCTCTACCAATTTCCCTGACATTAACAGTGTGCTTGGTACAATTTGGGGCACGTCGGCTGGCAATACCGTCATGCCTGATTTGCGTGGCCGCTCGACTTTCAGCCGGGATGGCACGGGTACGCGCCTGACGGCAGATCAGAATGGCGCGCTCGCAGGGAACACGGTAGGAACTACCGGAGGTGTTCAGAACCAGATACTTACGCTTGCGCAGTTGCCGGTGTTTTCTAATACACCAACATGGACTAATTCTGCTGGTACCTATACGCCAACAGGAACGAATGCTTCCTCATCCGTCTCTTTCCCTAATCAAAATCCTTATACTACTGCAATGTCTAATAATGGTGCGACAGGCAGTGGCACTAGTAGTGGGTATACTGCTGGTGCATCTACTTATGCCACCAACAACTGGAACACGTTAAACGGTGGCAACATGACGGCCCCAACTGCGGCATCGCAGATATGGACAGCCTCTAATAGTTATACCGCTTCCGGCACTGTTTCATCCGTGTCGTTCGGTTCCGGCAATCCTCACCCCGTCACCCCGCCACTCGGCGTCGTTACCAAATGCGTCAAACTCTAGGGAGACCCTCGATGAAGAAGCTTGCCTTACTCGCTTTCCTCCTGGCCACTCCAGCTTTCGCGGGAGGCGTGCCGCAAATCCCCGTGTCGCCCAACTGGAATGAACCCAGCCAGTTCGTCTCCACAATGAACCAGTGGATCAGCCAGCTCAACGGCGCGGCAAACTCGATGTTCGCCACGCAAGGCGTGGTCTCGTTCGGTTCCTTTGGAACCATCTCGGGGGCTACACCGCAAACGCTAAATACAGCAAGAGGCGTCGTGACCTTTACCGGCGTGACTATAGCGGGCGTGGCCACTGGAAACGTGGTCATCAATAACTCGCTGGTCACGACGGCTTCGGTGTGCAGTGCCAGCCTCGTTTCCGATAACTCGGCGGCTGGCTCTTTCCCCTACATCCGTTCCGTGGTACCGACTGCCGGTGTGCTGACAATCGCCATATCGAATGCGGCAGCGGCTACCACCACCGGCTCGTCGTCGTTCGGTGTTGCCTTCAACTGCGTTAACTAGGAGCTACCAATGGCCAATGACAATTCAAGTCGCAAGCCTGCCGAACAAAAGCTGCGGCAGTCGGACATGAAGGACCGTTCGCCTAAGTGGCCGGATGCTTCGACCGGCAAGCAGAAGGGTCCGCTGGTGAGCGAGGGAGCCGTGCGTGACGGTGTTGCAAAGACCCCCGGCACGATCGGTCGCACCTGAGATCAAGGTCGAAGCACTGGAGGAAGCGGTCAAAGAACTTCCTCCCTTGCTTACCCGCTACCAGCAGGAAAGCGGTGATCCTGATGTAGTGATCGATCCCGATTGGCAAACGTTGCTGCGCATGTCGGCCATGGGGCAAGTGCTGTTCGTGACCGTGCGGCATGAGAAGATCATGGTAGGGTTTGCCCTCAACCTCTTTTATTCCCACCCGTCGCACCGCACGGTACCGCACGTGACGGTGAACGGCTTCTACCTCGACCCGGCCTATCGTCTCGGTTCGTTTGGCTACCGGTTCGCTAAGGAAAATTTGCGGCTTATCGAAGA